ATGAAATCGCTGCGTTTGACTTTACTCGCACTGCCGCTGGCGCTGACCGGCTGCTCGACGCTCTCCTCGGTCAACTGGTCTGCCGCAAATCCATGGAACTGGTTTGGTTCCTCGACAGAAGTTACTGAGCAAGGCGTGGGAGCGCTGACCGCCGCCACGCCGCTGGAAGAGCCGGCTATTGCAGAGGCATTAGATGGCGATTATCGCCTGCGTAGCGGTATGAAAACCGATAACGGCAACGTGGTGCGCTTTTTCGAAGCGATGAAGGGCGACAATGTCGCGATGGTGATCAACGGCGAGCAGGGAACCGTGAGCCGTATTGATGTGCTGGACAGCGATATCCCAACCGCCGCGGGGGGCAAAATCGGTACGCCGTTTAGCGACCTTTACAGCAAAGCGTTTGGTCACTGCGAGCCGGTTTCCAGCGATAGCCATACCAGCGTCGAATGTAAAGCCGAGGGAAGTCAGCATATTAGCTATGTTTTCTCCGGCGAGTGGAGCGGACCGGAAGGCTTAATGCCTCCTGATGGCGTCTTAAAAAACTGGGACGTGCGCAAAATTATCTGGCGTCGTTAATTTGCGCCTGAACAAACCGCTTCGCTTAAAAACAAGGTAAAATAGCCTCCATTAATGCCACGACTGCGAAACATGAAAACGCTTTCAGGTGTATGAAAAATAAAGGAATATTTTTCGCTATGTCCACAAATTGACCATAAGTGACAGACAAAAAAGCCCGCGCGGATTGTCCATGCGGGCTTTGATTTTTGTGATAATGTTTATGTCCTGAGAAAGGGGGCCTTACGATCGCCACCTTAAACAACCGAATGACCGGGGTTTCCCCCGGTCGCGGTTTCCTTACTCTTTACATTGTAAGAACGCCGCAATTTCCGCCCCCGCAAATCTGAATCGTAGTTCACACATCGAACCGCGTAGCATCCAGATTACGAGCACTACCGCAATACAGATTGTGATAGTGGTAAGCGTTTTTTGCGACATGCGCTTTACTCCTTATCGGAGAGGCGCTAACCTATCACTTGTCAAGGTAGATACGGTCAGGGCCTCGGTTAAACAGAAATGTTTTCCGGGGCTCTTCCACATCTGGCCTTTGGCGAACCTCCGACCAGCGTCGAAGGCACCCGCGACTATTCTACTGATTTCTTTCTTTCCCGCTACTTAAAACTAAAACCCGTCAAATTCGTCTGTTGTTGTCATGATGTTTCGTTCTCTTTGTCTGTCTCGTTTTCCCGCTCGAGATCCAGGTTGAGTTGATTACGTCCGCGATGGCTTGAGGGGAGGTCTTCCCACGGAATAGATTTGTCTTCGGTCTTGTTTTTTCCTACAAGGCCGATGACGGACTGGAGGGTGTAGAAGCGGACGCCGCATTCCAGGTTATTACACTGGTAGTAAGTCCGTCTGATGGTCCTTTCCTTGTTTTCCATTCGGCTGGTTCGGGTTCTGGATGATGCACCGCATATAGGGCAGGGGAACAAGGGCAGATCCTCATGCTGGGGTGGGTCTGCCGTTTATATTATTCCAGTTATTCCTTTTCTGCTATCCAGTCTGGAATTTTTAATTCCAGCTCAAGGTGTGTGGTGAAGCCATTCCCGTCGATAGTGTGTTCCGCTTTGGCGATGATCCAGTCTTTGTTGTCGATGTCGGTTTTAAAACCAGACACGGAGCCGTGCATTTCGGGGTAGAGGTCTGCCCGGCCACGCGCCAGCGTAATGGAAAACTCCGCCGCGCCGCGCTGTAGCTGCTGCCATCTGGCGGCGGCGGCACGCTTTGCGGCTTCTTCGTTCTGGTAAGTCTTGCGCAGTACATAAACGTTACCGTCTGCGCCTTCCATGTAGTCACCTTCGCGGCTGCTGCTTTTCTCTTTTTCTGGCGTTGCGGGCTTGCGGCGTTTAACGCTGACTTTCTTTTTTTTGCCGAAGTTCAGATCCAGCCAGTACGCTTTTACGCCTGTATAGGCCTGCCTGTCTGAAATGCGGAACCGGTGTCTGTCGCCGTGGCTGCGGGTCAGGGAGAAAGAGGGTAGCGCTTTGCCGTCTGCGGTGACGCCGCCGCCCGGCAGAATGAATAACAGGCTGCCGTTCTTGACCGTGGCGACAGCGCCCAGCATATCCGCCATACGGGTCAAAAATGACATATCGCTTTCCTGTGTCTGGTCGGCGTGGTCGATTTCGATATCCATCAACATTTCGCTTATCTGCGCTTTCAGTCCGTAGCGGTGAGCGATGGCAGACACGACGCGCCCGACGGTCACATCATGCCAGGAGACTTCACGCTTAACGTTGAACTCAGCGCGAAAATCGGCACTGCTGGCCGTGATATCAAGGCGGTCAGGCGGGCCTTCGTGTGAGATCCGTCAACGATATACAGCCCTTGTAAATCAGGGCTTCACCTTTCCAGCCCATCAATACGGCAAGCTTCGTGCCACGCTTTGGGAGCTGCACTTCGCCGTCAGTATCGTCCACACTGATAACCACCTGATCGGCTTCAAACCCCGGTTATCGGTCATTGAAAGAGACATTACCCGTTTGTTGAGGTCGTCCAGTTCGTCCTCGCCCACGGTGATACTGAAATCCGGCACTTTCACCGCGTCATTCAGGGTATCCATGTAGCTGTTAATTTTAGTGTGATGGCGTCTGTAGGTGTCATGTGTTCCGGCCCTCCGTTGCCCGAAGGATCACACGTGCGCGGGAAGTCGTAACCCCTTTGTTGTCGCAGCACGGGAAGAACGCGGGTTTAGTGCGATGACGGGGAAGATGGCGGATTATCACGGGGAACCTCAACAACCGCAACGGTGGAAAACATGAGTGAACAACGTTTTCACGGTGCGCGCATCAGGGAAAACACTGACCTGGTCACGGCCATTAATGACATTGATTCCAGTGTCATTGGGATTGTCGCCGTGGCTGATGATGCTGATGCGGGTACTTTCCCTTTAAATAAGCCCGTTTTGTTTAACCGGGTTAATGATGTGCTCGGTAAAACCGGCACGACCGGCACGCTGTATAAATCCCTCAAGGCCATCGCCGATCAGGTCAGTACTAAAGTGATTGTTGTACGCGTCCCTGCCGCAAAGGAAGGCGAGAAGACGCAATCACAGCTTGTGATTGGCGGAGCGGAGGCGGACGGCAGTTACACGGGAATGTATGCGCTGCTGGTTGCTGAACAGGATGAACACATCGGCTACCGTCCGCGCATTCTGGCCGCGCCCGATCTCGACACAAAAGAGGTGACGTCTTCCCTGTGTGTGATTGCTGAGAAGCTGCGGGCGTTTGTATATGCCGGATGCAACGGCTGCGCCACGATGGCGGAGGCCATCGCGTACCGGGCTGATTTTGCCTACCGCGAACTGATGCTTATCTGGCCTGACTTTATCGCTTATAACCCGGCGTCTGGCCAGAATGAAGTTTTTCCGGCCCCGGCGTATGCGTGCGGTCTGAGGGCCCTGATTGATAACGAGCAGGGATGGCATAAGTCGCTGTCTAACGTGCCGGTGAAAAACGTGCTGGGGATATCAAAACAGGTGTTCTGGTCGCTTCAGGCTGAGGATAGCGACGCCAACGCGCTTAACAACAAGGAGATCACCACGCTGATTAAGCGTAACGGTTTCCGGTTCTGGGGCAACCGCTCAACTGATGTTAACGCCTATATCTTTGAGGTGTATACACGCACGGCGCAAGTGCTGGCTGACAGTATTGCAGAAGCGCAATTTGAGGCGATAGACGAACCGCTGACGCCAGTTAACGTTAAGGATGTACTGAGTGGCATCCGGGCGAAGTTAAGCGCGCTGGTGACGTCCGGGCGGCTTATCGGGGCGGAATGCTGGTATGACGTGGTGGATAACAGTACGACGGAGCTACGACAGGGGCGCGTGCGTATTCGCTACAAATATACGCCGGTTCCGCCACTGGAAGATCTGACTCTGTACCAGACGTTCACGGATGAGTTCTTCGGGCCTGCATTTGCGTCTTTGGGAGGTGTGTAAATGTCTGTTCCACATAAAATCCAGTTTTTTACCTGTTTTATTGACGGGGAAAACGAGATCGGAAAAGTGACGTCGCTCACCCTGCCAAAAGTGACGCGCAAGACCGAAAACTATCGCGGCGGCGGCATGATGGGGTCGGTTGCGGTTGATCTTGGTCTTGATGATGGCGCGCTGGATGCCACCGCCGTTTTTGGCGGCTTTATGCCAGGCGTTATCAGGAAGTACGGCGGCGACATCGACGAGCTGAAACTGCGCTTTGTCGGGTATCTGTACACCAGTGGCGACAGTCGCGTGTGTGAAATTGAGATGCGCGGGCGAATTACGGAAATTGATATGGGTGAGGTCAAACAGGGTGAGGATACTTCGCACACCTACGCCATCAAAAACACCTATTACAGGCTGTCTGTTGATGACCAGGAACTTATCGAAATTGATAACCTGAATTTCATCTACAAAAAAGACGGCAAGAACATGATCCCCGATCGCGCCCGTTCTGCGCTGGGTATGAACTGATTAGCTGGTTAACTTAACGGCGGTACTGTGTGCCGCCCGGAGAAATGACAATGAAAAAAGAATCTGTTGAATATGGCGTTGACGTCACCACTGAAGCCACTGCCCCGGTGAAGGGGGTTACGCTGGCCCGGCCGGTTGTGCGCGGGGATGAAACGATTACGTATGTGGAGATTGGTGACGCTATCAGGCAATCAGGCTCACTGCGCGGACTGTCCTTGTCAGATGTGCTTAATATGAAAACGGATACCCTGGTGACGCTGTTTGCGCGTGTGACGTCTCCACGCCTGAAGGAAAGCGAGATCAGATCGCTTGCGACGTCTGATTTTATCGCGCTGTCCACGGCCATCGTCCCTTTTTTGACGCCTACGGCCTCTGGAGTACCGAACGGGGCGGAGACGGACGACTGATCACGGTGGTTAAGTTTGACCAGATTGAAGATCTGGTTGCTGATATCGCCGTTGTTTTTAACTGGCCGCCTGCTGATATCTTCATGATGAATCCGGGAGAAGTGGTGGCCTGGCGTGAGCGGGCGGCGCTCAGAAGTGGTGCCCGCGACAATGAAAAATCTTGATATCCGCGTTTCTTTCAGCGCGATCGATAAACTCACCCGTCCTGTAGAGACTGCCCGCCAGAGTGTGGGCGGTCTTGCTGATTCCCTCAAAAAAACCCGGACCGATATTAAAACGCTTGGCACACAGTCCAGGGCGTTTTCCCGTCTGCGCGAGAACTTCACTAAAACGACTGAAAAAATTCAGAAGACGCAGCGCGAGCTTAACGGTCTGAGGCAGTCACAACAGGCGGGCAACGCCATGACTGACAAACAGCGTGAGCATATCGCGCAACTGGCGGCAAAACTTGATCGCCTGAATGAGGTGCGCACCCGCGAGAAAGAGAAGCTGCGGGAAGCCAGTCGCGAGATGGTGAAACACGGCATCACGCTTTCAGGCAGTGACCGGACTATTCAAAGCGCCATACGGCGCACTGAGCAGTACAACCAGACGCTGGAGCATGAGCGGCAGATGCTGGCGCGCGTGACAAAGGCGCGCGCGCAATATGACCGTATGCAACAGATTGCCGGAAAGCTGCGCGGGGGCGGTGCTGTTGCGCTGGGTGCGGCTACTGCTGCCGGTTATGGTGCCGGGCGTTTCCTGGCGCCTGCCGTGAGTTTCGATCGGGAGGTTGCCCGTGTGGGGGCGCTTACCCGTCTGGATAAGTCCGATCCGCAGTTTACGGCGCTGCGTGAACAGGCCAAAAAGCTGGGCGCGGAAACGCAATTTACTTCAGGGGATGCCGCCAGCGGTCAGGCGTTTCTGGCAATGGCCGGTTTTACCCCGCAGGCCATACAGGCTGCGTTGCCCGGCGTGCTGAATATGGCGCTGGCAGGCGGCATGGATTTAGGCGAAAGCGCCGATATTGGGTCAAATATTCTTTCGCAATTCCACCTCGATCCCAAAGAGATGGATCGGGTCAGTGATGTACTGACCGCCGCATTTACCCGCACCAACACCGATCTGACCAGCATTGGCGAAGCGATGAAATATGCCGGTACGGGTATGGCCGGTCTTGGTGTCAGTGTGGAACAGACAACCGCCATGATTGGCGTGATGGCAAACGTGGGGCTGCGTGGCAGCATCGCCGGTACCGGACTGCAAACCACGTTTTCACGTCTGGCCGCGCCAACGGGGAAAGCCGCCAGTGCCCTGAAGGAGTTAGGGGTTAACGTTGCCGACGCAACCGGAAAAATGCGACCGGCTGAAGTGGTGCTGGCTGATATTTATAAGTCCGTCAGTAAATACGGCGACGTCGATCAACTGTCTTTCTTTAAAGATATTGCCGGGGAAGAAGCCGCCAAATCCTTCCAGGCTTTGGTCCAGTCTGCGGGCAGTGGTGAACTGCAAAAATTACTCGGGGAACTGAAGAAGGCGCAGGGAGAATCTGCGACGGTCGCCAGAAAGATGGCCGACAATCTCGACGGCGATTTAAAGAATCTGAACAGCGCGTGGGAAGGGTTCCGTATTCAGACTGAAGAGCTGGTTGACGGGCCATTGCGTGGACTGGTTCAGGGGATCAGTAACGTTGTTGGCGCGATGACGACGTGGGCGCGGGAGAATCCCGGACTGGCGAAAGCGCTGTTGACTGTCGGCGGCAGTGCGCTGGCTGTTACTGCGATTACGGGCGGCCTGTCGCTGGCTGTTGGCCTGTTACTTGGGCCAGTGGCAAAGCTGAAACTTGGCTTCGCGTTACTGACTGGTACTAAAGGACTTGGGCGCGCCATTCCGCTCTTTACCCAACTGCGGGCGGTTATTGGCGGCCCGATGGGGAGTGTTAAGGGGTGGTCTGCTGTCTTCTCGTCAGTGACATCCGGAGCAGGAAGGTTGTCTGGGGTTCTTGTGCCACTGCGGGGGATGCTTCTGTCTGCCTTCACCTCACCACGGGCGGCGATTTTTTCTCTTCTTCGTGGGGTTGCCGGGCTTGCTCTTCGATTGTCCGGGATACCCGCATTGTGGAATGTGATTACCGGCGCATTCTCCATGCTGGGTGGTGCGCTGTCGCTGTTACTGAGTCCGATAGGGCTTATCGGGGCGGCGTTCGTGGCGGCGGGTCTGCTTATCTGGAAATACTGGGAGCCGATTAAAGCGTTTTTTGCCGGGTTCTTTGCGGGGGTATGGGATGCGCTTACACCGCTGCGGGAAGCGTTTTCTGCGTTATTGCCGGTATTTGATGCGATTAGTAACGGGATCAAATCCGTCCGGGACTGGTTTACACGCCTGCTGGAACCGGCCACCACGTCAAAAGAGACGCTGGATAAATGCACCAGTGCCGGAAAAACCTTCGGTAAGGTGGTAGGGAGCTTTATTCAGACGCTGGTTCTTGGCCCGATGACGTTGCTGCTTGATTCGCTTGGCTGGGTACTTGAGAAGCTGGGGCTTATTCCTGACGGTATTGAGCGCGCCCGTCAGAAAGCGGAAGAACTAAAGCGCAACGAGCTGCTTGATACCAAAGTTTCTCTTCTTATGGGCGACCTGGCAAAAGTCGCACCGAAAAAAGCCGATACAGGAACCACAACGCCACCCGGTACAGGCAAGCCGCTGACGCCCGATCAGGGTACGCTTCGCCGGTTGAGTAATATCGCTGACAACACGAAGGCTACCGCCGATAACACGAAACGTATCGGCCCCGGCGATATCGTGTTTAAAAATCTGCCGCGTGCGCTGGCGGTTCGTGGGGCATGGCAGGAATCGCTGGTTTCCCGTTCGCCGTTCGCCGCCGTGCCGCAGCTTGCCCCGGTGGTGGCTGCCGCCTCCCGTCCGGTGGTTGAGGCAATACGCCAGCCTGTGGCGACCAGCAGCGGACGCGCCCCGTCTGCGGCGGGGTTTGATGGTGAAATTCATGTGCACCTGCATAACGTGGTGACGCAGAACCCCCGCGAACTGGCGAGAATGGTCGGCGAGGCAGTGAGGGCTGAGATGGGCAGACTGACCCGAACCGGGCACGCCAGCTTCCTGGACAGTGATTAAGTGAGGTGACGTTATGATGATGGTTTACGGTATGTTTGTTTTTGAGCTGAAGACGCTTCCGCATCAACAGCTACAACAACACAAGACCTGGCGGCACGTTAAAAACGAGCGCATTAACCGCTCGGCGAGCTGGCAGTACATCGGTGCTGGAGACGATCAGATCACGCTTTCCGGGGTTCTCTACCCGGAAATTACGGGCGGTGAGGTGTCGCTTTCGGTGCTGACCACGCAGGCCTATACGGGGCGACCGTGGCCCCTGATTGATGGTGGGGCAGATTTACGGCATGTATGTTATTACCGGACTGCAAACGACACGATCGGAACTTGACCGCTACGGGAAGGCAAAAAAGATTGAGTTTTCGATAAGCTTTCAGCGGTGCGATGAAGATATGCGCGAGCGGTTACAGTCGTCTTCGGTCAGTGATTTACTGAACGGCCTGAAGGATAAAGCCAGCGCGGCGTATGATTCCGTAAACGGCACGATTTCCGGGTTGTTGTAGTGGGGTGTCAGGTTCTGTTTTACGCCGTCTGTTGGTGGCGGCGATAGTTTCCCCTGCCGAATAACCGCACCGCCTGGTACATTACCGAGCGTTTCCACTTCGGCACACCGAGTACCGTCATCCCGTCCAGGAAAATTTTGTCGGCTTCCTGCTTCGTGCGCAGCGCATTGTCGTACAGATAATCGTGAATAATCGCCGCTTTGGCGTATTTGCCGTCCGGGGGAAGGAGCGTCCAGAATATGCGCGGTACGCTGGCAAGGTCAGTGACAAATCCGGCAGGCACTTCTATCACGTCGCTGTTGTCGTCGCTGAGGTAAAACGCAAAGGGTTCATGTACGCGCCATTTATAGTGCCCCAGCATTTCAAGGATTGCCGGAGTTGTGAACTTGCTCATGGATTTTTTTGTCTGCTGTATGGTAAATAAAATACGCGGAATTATAATAATGTTTTAATTATTGTCTCAGGTTGTCAGTGCAGACCACACCCCGTTTTTTAACTCTCCCGCCAGTCATCTTTCCCTGTTCTCAGGTTGTCAGTGTGGAAACTGACGGAACGCTCACCAGCGATTTACGCCCCGCATACAGCAGAATTGCATCAGCCAGACGTTCAGGGATGATGTTACGACGCGCCCGGCTACTGAAGTGTGAGGGACGCGTGCCTGAGACCCAGTCAGCGCTGGTGCGCGACGCTGAACCATAATAATGCTCTGCCGGTATATCCGGGTCTTCAGCCGGGGCATTGGTCGGGGTGTTCACGCCGTTCTCATCAGTCATGAACGGCACAAAGTACACGCCCGGTTCGGTGCTGTTTTTATAAGCTCCGTACACGGCCTCATACTGTGCCGGGTAGGTGTCCTTCCAGTAATACGTGGTGTCGCCGCAAATCCATGGTACGTTGCTGGCGTTAAATTCCGGGCTCTGTCCGGCGTGGTCAGCCAGGTCGGCACGGAACTGCTTTACCATCTCCGTAAACAGGGCCGGTTGCTGCGCGTAGTCTGCCGCAGACATATCGAACTCCCCCTGCATCCACACCACGGCCAGAAGCTGGTTTTTCGGGTCAGCATCAAGGGCTGCTTTTGTGCGGGCCACCAAATCCTGATAGAGCGGCTTACCCACCCCCCAGCGTGAGGAGGCTTCCGTTGCGCCTGTGGCGGCGTTATATACACCGTCATCGCCCCGGGTGAATGCTGACCCGCCACGACAGCATGGTACAATCAGTATCCCGGCATCGTCCGGAATATACGCCAGCAGTTTTTTCGCGATATGCAGCGCCTGACCAACACAGCCATATTCGCCCTTTGTCAGGTCGGCTTTGGGGTGGTTAAGCTTACTCATGTCCTGCACATCGTGCGGACAGTGGTCGAGCGGGATGATGTCGTTATATTTACATGCCTCGCCACCCGGCGTCACCGTTGCACGGCGGGCAAGCTGCTTAATGCGGGGATGTGGCCTGTCCAGCGTGTCAGGCAGTGGCAGCCCTTCTCCATAGGCCATGCCGTTAGACTGCCCGGCAACCGGGATAACAAAATAATAGTCTGCTCCCTCCTTAACTGCCCGCATATCTGCGGAGATGGCAACATCCAGCGGATAGCTTCTGACTGACGGCGCATTCGCCATAAAATATCTCCTTGTGGGTAAAATAAAGAAATTCAGCCTGCAAACGGCGGGTTACTGAACAGGCCAGCCAACGGAATAATTCAGAATATCGCTCACCTTCGTCAGCTCCCCGATATCCTTCTTCATCTGCCGCTGCCGTTCGTGGATTTTAACCCCTGAATCACCATCGCCTGTGTCATCGCCGCATCAAGGGCTGCGGTCTTCGGCGGTCACTGGTACATCATTGTTGTCCGCATCCGTCCAGAAGAAACTGTCAGGAAGCAGTCCGGCGTTTGCCACCGTCAGTACCGGGTCAGTCTGTCCCTTGACGCCTTACCCCATCCCAGCGGCGACCGTTCCAGTCAAAATGATGCCGCTGTTCTCCTGTGCGTCACGCCGCGTCAATCTCGCGGGATTTCCGTTCACGGGCTTTGTCTGTGGTCATGAGGTCAGTGATGTTTGTTCCGTCAAATCCCCAGCGACCACTGATATCCACACGGCGGTTGGCTGTGGTGTCCGGTACTTCTGCAATGCTCTTTCCTTCCGGCCAGAAACCTGAAATATCTTTCCCGGTGGCCACAATTACGCCGTCGCCGTTGATGGCGATTTTATTGTGTCGGGAGAAAATAATTTCTGGCATTCGTACCAGTCCTGTCCGTCTTCTGATTTAAAGAATTTCTCCCTTGCGTAACGGTATTTTGTTGTTGTCATCGGGAACGGGTGAATAACGCGTGAAGTTCTTTAAATACCGCAATGCCATACTCCACCTCATTAAATAAAGTCAATGTTGTACCAGACGCCGTTGATGTTTTTCTGGAGCGGACGACGGTGAGCCCATCAACCAGATCATCAGAGTTGTTGTTTACCACCCCGGTAATCACATAAGGTGGCGTATCGTCATAACCATATGCCTGCCATACCCGGGCCTTATATCCCGCCCTGACGTCCCGGACGAAGGTCTGGTTCACGTAGTCCCATGTCGACCGGGTATTAATATTGTTGTCGCGGCTGGCAAAGGCATTACTCATCCACGTACTCAGCCAGCCCTCCCACATCGAACCGTTAACATTGCCGTCGCTGGAAAAGGTAGCAGCCCCCACATTCAGCTTACGGTTAGCGGTGATATCTCCATTGACCGTAAAGACAATCGAACCATCAGGATTTCGCTGGCTGTACAGGTGCCACCCCTGATCGTCATCCAGTTCAACCACGGTAGGTCTGTTAGCGTCACCCCATAAATTAAACGTGGCGGTCAGTGTCGAATTATTATCACTCGTCATTGACAGTTTTTTTCCGATGCCTGCACGGACTGCGGAAGCATAAAAACTGCCGTCTTTACCGAAAATAAAATCCCCGCCGCCATCATGACCATTGTTGATATGAACACCGTCGCCGCCTTTATCCTTGAATAACCACATGCGGGGCGTTCCGTCTTCATTCATAATGCAGAAATTCACACGGCCATCATTTTTAAGACAGAGGTTGCCGGTCATCTCGTCGCCGGTACGGCTAAACTCTCGTCGCCAGCCCGGGGCGTAACCTTCGCCGTGATTGATATAGATGAATTGTGCGCTGGGTACACCGCCTCCTGTTGTGGTGGTGGGTGTGGTTACTCGTATCGTCATTGCACCACGGGTTCCCATCACCTCAATCACTGCGCCAGCGAGACAGATATTACCGCACCCTGTATCTGTGATGACTTTGTTACCTGCATAATCCCATGACCCTTTACACATCCAGTAAGGGTGATTGAATGCGCCCTGAGACTCCAGCCAGACGATAAATTCCGCCGTCGTCCACGGGTTAGCATCACCGCCAATAGTCACCGCGCCATCAAACGCTCGCGTGGCACCGATACGACGTACAAACAAATCCTTGTCAGGAATATCGCCGCCGTTCTGCGATTTTTGCATGGCACCGGTGATGCGGCTGTCGTCACCTGCGGCTACAGAGCCTTGCGTGGTGCCCACGTTAAGGGTGGCGCTGTTGCCGAGCTGGAGGGACTGACGGGCCAGCGGGATATTTGTCAGGTCAGCGAGGTTGCGCTCTTTGGCAAGGCGTGCACTGGCGTTATCCATCGCGATTTTGACCGCTTTTGGCGTGGCGGCCAGTGTTTCATCCTGGCTGGTGACGCCGCTGTAGAGCTTAACGAAGCCCCTGTCGGTCAGGGTGGCGTCAGGATGATTGCGTGATTCTTCATGTTCCGCAAGCCTGTCGTCAACGTAATCCTGTGTTGCCATCACCATCGTTGAATCAACGGAAAGCGCCACAGACTCAACACTGCTGACAACGATGACCATGCGGCATGTCTGTGTACGTCCTGACCCCTCCGCCAGCGCCGGTTTGTAACTCTCGGCCAGACTGGAAACGGCAATCAGCGCTCCTTCATCATCGTAAAGCCCCAGCTCCTGTACCCAGAAGCCGCCCACTTCCGGCGGGATAAGCAGCTCAGCCACAATGTAATTGCTGTGCCGGTTGTCCGGCTGATTTTATTCAGGGCATGACGCCAGACCTCGTTAACCAGTTTTGTCTGTCCTGCATCCGGCTCAGACAGTTTTCCGCCACCGTCACCGACAGCCATTGCGGTGATACTGACTCTTTCCGCCCGGTACGGTGGCGGCGGCAAGTCTGGCTGCCCCGGCAGTGGTGACAACCGTTTTAAATCTCATGCTCATGACTCCTCACTTCTTCCGGGTAAACTGTAATGATGTCGCCATCGCAGGCCACGCCGCCGGTATACAGATAACCGGGAATGTCCTGGAGAATATTCAGACCGGCCAGATGGCGGCTGACAGGACGGGCGTCGTCAATCAGTCGTTCCATTTCAGAATACATTTCACCGGTAATACCGCTTTCATTCACCCCGATATCCAGCCTGAACGCGCCCGGCGGGTCGCCGGTTTCCCACCATTCGGTTACGCGGATGAGATACCCGAAGGGAGCCACCGCGCGGCGAATTGCGCCGGTTGTGCCCTTGTGGCGGTGGGTGAAGTACGCATTACGGATGACGGCGCGTTTTATTTCCTCCGGCCACTCTTTGTCCCACCGGTCCACGGACAGCGCCCACGCCAGATAGGGCAGAAGGGCAACAGGGCATTCGTCGGGGTTCCACAGCTTTCTGAGGTCGACGGGGATGGTATCCAGCCGCGTCGTGGCCTGTTCAGTGCGTCGCATAAAGCCACTGGCAGACGGCGGAAGCAGACTGTTATTCATCGGTGCCGCCTTTTCCGGTGACAGACGCACCGTGCCGCCTGCGTGTCGCTGATAACGATATCCGTTGCGGGTTCCGTCAGCTCAACACGCTGCACACCCTGAACATGCAGCGCCGCCATAATGGCCGAGCGGGCAACGTCCCGGCCTATTTTCCCCTGTTGTGCCAGCCATGACGCAAGCGCATCATGTGCGGCGTTCTGTATGGGTTCCGATTCCGGGCCGGGGTAAAAAAAGAGTTTCGCGCTGATGCGGTAGCTGACAATCTCCGCACTTTGTACCGTCAGCCGGTCGGCGACGGGACGGCGGTCTTCATCAGAAAGCGCAGCGGTGACGGTTGCCAGTAACTCCGGTGAGGCGGTGCCGTCACCCTCCGTTGACAGCACGGAAACCACCACCACGGCGGGGGACGGGCTGGTCGCTCTGGCATCAGCCACGTTGCCGCTGGCGCTTCTGGCGAAATATTCATATGCAGCGCGCGGCCCCGCCACGCTTAACCCCTCAAATGCCGCCTGCGTGCGCAGGCGCAGATCGGTGTCGCTTTCCGTCACGGCTTCCCGGGTGTCGGTAGCGGGGGTGATCACCAGTCGCCGGACGTTCATATTGGCAGCGATATTATCCAGATCGGTGCCGACAGCATGGCTGAGCATACAGGCCGCCGCCCCCTCATTGATGCGCTGGCGCAACAGCGTTTCACGGTAAGCGAATGCCTGCGCGATGATGTTCAGCGGTTCGGAGTCCAGCGCCATCGCGGCGGCAATAGCGGGGCGGAGTTCCTCCGGGAACCGGCTCACCATAAAGCGCTTTATCTCCGCCAGAATGACTTCAAAATCCGGCGCCTCAATAATGGCCGGTCGCGGAAGCCAGGATAAATCAACGGTCGCCATTATCGCCACCCTGTAACGTGAGAACGTGTTGCACCGGCTGCATGGTTTCGGTGATGATGCCTGAGAGCTCCACCCCGGCACGTCCGCCTTTCAGCCAGCGTATATCGATTCTGTTTAACGCCATTCTTGGCTCCTGGTTGGTGAGCGCAATAACCGCCGCACTCATGCACCGCAGGCGGGTAATGTCGTTCTGCGGAGCGTCAATGAGATCCGGCAGCAGGCTGCCGTACTCGCGGCGCATGATACGGCTGCCGACCGGCGTCAGCAGAATGTCGTTAACCGCGTTTCGCAGATGGTCGGTATCGCTGAGCGTCCCCGTATTATCCGGGTTCATACCGGTATAACGTGCGGTCATTTTGTCCCCTGTGTCCAGTTGCCGCCCGGCTTCACGCCGCCGTGGCTGTGATTGTCAACCTGTACCCCGTTAGAGGTGAAGCTGCCACCGCTGTGCTCAACGCTCCCTGTCATTTTCCCGCCCTGAGTGATTTCAAGCGTGGCGGCTTTCAGGTGTTGCGTGCACTCCACGACAGGAGTTTTCAGCGTCATGCTTACCGCAGCTTCCAGGGTGGCGGTTTGCATACCCGTGGCAGACAGCGCGCCTGCACCGGCGTCATAGCGGATAACCGCGCCGTCCGGGCGGTTATCACCATCTCTTTCAGGCTGCTGCCCGGCGCCGGGTTATCGTTGCTGTACAGGCTGCCGATAATCATCGCCGTTTCCGGTTGCCTCCGATGCAGGCGATTAACACCTGCTCGCCAATGGCGGGCGGTATCCAGATTTTGAATGCGCCCGCGCGGGCCACGTTCCAGCGCAGCCAGTCGGTTTTCAGTTCGCCGCTTTGTACGCGCACGCACCCCGTGCTGGCATCAGTCGCAAAAACAATGCCGGTACGAATGACGTTACCCATCAGGCGCATCAGTTCAGCGTTCATTTTCCGGCGCTCCCCAGACTGTTAATCACGGCGTGATAAATCAGGCGTTCGTCCGCTGCGGAAATCCCCAGCAACTCACGCTGTGGATATTTCGCTATGACGCCCGGCCCCACCTGATCCCGCAATCCGAACTGGTGTACGCGGGCAATGCGTGCCGCCACGCCGCTGTAACCGATGCTGACGCCCTGCGGGTCTGGGTACATTTTCAGGTAACGCAGTGTCCGAAGACGCTCAAACATGGGCGCTTTTCTGGTGCTGTCACGGCGTAACGATCGGGTGTTAATCGCGAGATAACGCTCAATGTCGCTGCGGTAGAACGTGCGAATGCCACCACGATCCGTGTCGTAGCCGGTGATGGTGCGCCCGTACTTTCCCCGTCCGCCATGCCAGTTTTTCAGCTCCCTGACTTCGCCATTCCGGATAAATTTAATGCCCTGTTGCGAACGGGTTATACGGCGTTTGCGCTGTGGCCACGCTGAACCGTCAGGGTTCTTCTGGCTGCGTATGCGGCGTTGCTGGCTGCGGCGCACTTCCTCGCCTGCCGTCCTTGCAGTTTTCGCTATTCCGGCAGAAGACAGGCCGGAAAGAATATCACCGAATATGGCGTCCAGTTCGTGGGTCAGTTTGTTCACTGGCTGCCTCCCGCGTCTGCTGTGAAGGATTCATCAATAAAAACGCTGCTCCAGTCGCCTGCGGTCGAAAAGTCCGGCATACGGGGCTCCGGCAGGTATTCCCATGACGCCTCCCCGTTTTCATTACGCGAGACCTTCACGCGCTCAAAGAGGGGAAACTCAAAAAGAATGTCGGCGCTGTCGTCATCATTAATGGAGGTTGAGAATTTAAACGCTTTATTTTTTTCCGGGTTCATCAGCAAATCCCGCTGGTTGAACCACAGCCAGCGCATGACCGGAATAGTGAAATCGTTAATATCGCCGGTGAAGTCCATCACAAACAGGATCACGGTGTAATCGTAGGCAAATGACGGCGTATCACCTGAAAAGCAAATATGGCCGCTGTCCACAAAAATTGTCATTTTGTCAGGATTAGCCCGGCTCCAGCGGTTATGGCGTGTCACCGCATCACGAAGCGAGTTAATTTTTTCCATGGTCAGGCTCCGGTTGATGGTGTTGGCCGGTGATGGACAGGTTGCGGATGTACTCCTGCGCCCCTTCCAGTTGTTTCTGCATCGTCATCACCCGCTCTCTGAGGGTGAAATAATCCCGCTGAGCGGCGTCTGCCAGTCCGGGGCGGGCTGCATTATCCACGCGGGCGGTGGCGGTGGATTGACCTGCCGGCATTGCGGGACAGGTGGCGTTGATGAGCAGGCGACGACGGCCAGCGGCAACGTCATCGCGCAAAGTATCATTCTCAGCTTTTGCATCGGCTAACTCCTTCGTGTATCTGGCGTCAAGGGCGGCAACGTTACGCTGGCGCACCTGCATATCGTCAATGACCGCTTCTGCCAGCTTCAGACTGTGCGTGGCGGTGTCGCGCTGACCTTTGTACTTCACGGCGTTACCGTGGTAACGGTTCGTCGTCCATGCCAGCGCGGCGGCGACAATCAGCAATGAGACGATGACGCCTGTGGTGATGCGGTTCATGATTAGCTGCCCGCCAGTTCTGTCGCCTTAACGAACACCTCAAAGCTGTAGGGCTGTATGCCGTTCTCGTGCCGGATGATGGCCTGTAGCAGTTTCATCATGAAACGGCTGTCGGTGGTGTCGATGTGCTGGTCCGGCGTCACGCCCGTCGCTTTTGCCACGCTGTCGATGTACGCCTGCGAGTTGTTCTCGTCCGGCGGTGCCCAGCGGTTAATGATGCCGGTAACGGTGCTGAGGCCGTGTCTGCGCTGATAGTTGCGCAGGATGATAATCATTGCCCGGATACCGTATTCCGGCGTGATGAACTGGCAGAATGATTTATCGGTGCGCTGCGCTTTCGGTACAAGCCCTGCCAGTCGTCGCCCGGCGGATATTGGGGTTGTTGTTGCGGATGCCGCGTGGTGTGGTCATTTCTCATTTTCTCCCTGGTTTTTCGGTCATCATGACGCCGAGCGCCCGGATGTGTTCAACGCCGATAAGACCGATGGCCGCGCCAATGCCGACGCGCCAGTCTTCGCTGAGCCATGTCATGGGGACGGGTTTGATAAGGGTGAATGCCGCCACGGCCAGCAGACAACACAGCGGCACTTCCAGCGCCAGACGACGCAGGCCACTGCCGGTATAAAATACCCTCAGCGCGGCGATAGCGGCGGTCATCAGCAGGCTGTCTAACGGGATATCGCCCTGTAGCCAGGCCTTAATCAGCTCCAGCCAGTCTGACCAGGTGTGCGGGTTGCTGCTCATGTTGTGGTTTCCTGTGTTCATGATGCTCAGCCCCATAGCTGGATCATTTCCCGTTGTTTTCTCTTCTGTTGCTCCGGCAGTTCCACCTCCTGTCCGGCCTCCAGAAATACACTGTTACTGAGTCCCGGATTGGCGGCTAATACCTGTTCTGTGATGCCCTGTGTGGTGCCGTAATGGCGAAAACAAAGCAGGTCCACGGTATCGCCCTGAAGCGCTTTGACTTTCATCAGACCAGCTCCACAAACAGGCGCTGAGTACCGCGAATATCAGCAACAGCCCAGCGCACATCACGCCACAAATCATCAGTCTGTACTTCCAGCGCGTCGGCTTTACGGTCGCCTTTTTCGGTGGTGTCCACGTCGCGGGCGTTCTCAAGAAGCAGGGCGCGGGTGGCTGAGTAAACCGCGCGGCGGTAGCGGTACACCTTCACGCTCTCGCCGTTGAGCATTCTGGCCGGAACGTCAGCCAGCGTGCTGTAACCGGCTGATTCCTGAATGTCCCGCCAGTCGTCAAGCTGGTCAGTGACGTGCGCTACCGCTTCGGTGGCGACGAACTTCAGGCGGGATGTGGTCGTCCTGCCCGGTATACGGCTGGCAAGGCGGAGATCGCGTAACAGGATCTCCGGCCAGAATGTCCCGGCTGTCACCTTTTCAGCGCCGTCGTCAACGTCGGTAACGTCTGTTTCCGCGCTGCTGACCCGTGGTTTTGCCACCATGCCCATACGGAACTCCTTAAAAACCAGGCGGTGGGCAACCGGCAAAAAGAATGGCGTGCATTCAGGTAACCGGCGCGCCGCCTGTCGACGGGGGTCGAAGTCGTTAATTATTTCCTGGCTGCCCTGCCGGTCGTTTTAGCCTTCCCGGTCGCGGGTTTGCGGGCGGCGGGTTTACGTGCCGGTGCTGTATCGTCGCCATCGGTTTCGTCACCTGTGTCGCCCGTCAGTTTTTTCAGGGCGCGCGTCAGGGTGGCGATTTCGCGTTTAACCCCGGCGTTGGGGTTCAGGTGCATGGCTTCACGCAACAACCTCAGTGAGGCGGCCACGCTGTCGGCGTCCGTCAGATGGCGGCGGGCAAAGGCGCATGCCTTGCACAGTTTGGCGCGAACCTCATCCGGCATGTCCCTGTTGGTGACAATCTCCCACAGCGTGTCCAGTGGTTCGATATAACCGGATAAATCGGCGTCCGGGTCGGTGCCTGCCAGTGTTAATAACGGGTTACAGATTTCTTCCGTGAGCACTGTCGCCGCGTCACGCCCGAAATTGTCCGGCAGACTGAGGTTGTGACGTACCACGTATTCGCCGATTCGCAGCGCCAGAGGGAGATCCCCGCAGTCCACGGCCCACACCATCAGGGTGGTGATCACCTCATCCGGTCGTCCGTTGTCGCTGTCCAGCGTCCCCTCGATCCAGCCCTCAAATTCAGGTAACAGTTCTTTTTTGGCGACAGCTTTTGCCGCTTTTGACTGGATACCTTTCAGCCGCGACTGCGCCAGGCGGAGGCGGTGAAGGATCTGTTCGTGCGCGGTACGTTCAACCAGCGTTTCTTCCCTGGTCTCAAGCCCTGCACGGTGTGCCATGACCTGCTGAAAATGTTTCTGTGCCGGTGTCAGCATCTTTTTATCCTCCGTTATGGCGCACTGCGCCCGCGTCATACGATATACTGCACCTGCGTCACCGGCTTCAGCCGGTTCCGGTGTGAACTTCAGATCTTCAATCAGGGCACTTGCCGTAGTCCTCCACCACGTAGGCATCATTCACTGACTGATAGGTCGCGATACGGTTGTACTCCGGCTCCTCGCGCATCAGGCGGCGCAGACTCTGGAAGTAGATTGAAAGGTTGCTGAAGGAGGTGATCAGCATCGCGTTATCCGGGAAGAACGGCGCGAAGTAGGTCGGCAGACCGCCGATCAGGTGAGATGCCACAATCAACTGACCGGCCATCAGTTCGGTATTGGGTTGGTTGTGCTCATGGCGTTAATGAACGGCAGACGCAGCGAGTTAAACAGGTTGCGTGATAACAGCACAACCAGATCGGGGCGTCCTTGTACCATTCATCCAGCAATGAGGAACGTGCATCCTGAACCGGGCGTCCGGGTTGTTGTAGTCACCTTTAGCGACAACCCTGTTGTTCATGTCGCGGGTGGAGAGCGTCGCCCTTCATCACGCGCGCTGTCGCCTGTTTGCGGATGTGCTCCAGCCAGCCGGTGTTAACATCCTGGAGGCGCGGATTAGCGGCAAAATCGGAAACGAGCGCATGACTCGTACCGTTAAAGCCGATCATGATGCGGTCAAGTGCGATCTGAAGCGCAATCTGCTTACTGATACGGGCGGCAAAATCAGGCTGGCTGTTCCAGGCGTCAAGCTGTGCGTAGCTGATATAGGTGTCGTAGTTCACCTGTTCACAACGATAGCGGCGCGCGGCTAAATCGTAAGGTGTGACAGGGTTACGGCGTTTGGTGCCGTCGCTGCTGCTGTTGGTGCGGGCAATCGGGCCGGTGGTGTCAACGAGGACTTTTTCGCCTTCCTGATCGGTAACACCGATAACGTTGATTTTTTGCGTCAGTTCGGTACTGTCTTTCGCGGCGTTTTCGAGACGCTGCTGAACAGCCGGATCAACGGCAAAGTTTTTTGCCAGTCCTGTTACCGGAATGGCATTAATGCCCGCCTGATACGCCATGTATTTATCAAGCTGGCTGCGGGTACTGGCTGAAAGTGCATAATTCATCGCGTTATTCTCTCGCTGTAAAATCAGAAGCCGGGCATTTCTGCGGCGTTGCCGCCTGTTGCGCGGAAACGGTCTGTAGGGTCGCCGTCCTGGCCTGCCAGTTGGTCGCGCAGCGTGGTCAGTTCGGCAGACAGTTTTTCGATGGTTTTGTGGTCGCTGTCGTGCTGGCGCGACATATCGTTAAAGCGATCGAGAAGGTCAGCGTGTGACTGCGCCATGCCTTCCACCACTTCCCGTACCTGGCTGAACTGCTCGCTGTCTGATTTACGTCCCTTGCCAATCAGTTCCATGACACGGCTGAACCATTGTTTGCCTTCTTCGCTGCGCTGCTCTGCCAGTTCGATAATTTCGGCTTCCATCGCTTCGGTGAACATCGGCGCTTCGGTGTGCTGGTTACTGAACTTCATTACCTGCTCGCGCTGCTGTGCGGCGAATTTCAGGCGCTCAGTACCGAGACTTGCCGGGGTGTCGGTCATTGCAAGCCCCATAATGTAAGGCTTGCCGTTCAGTGAAAATTGCGGATGAAGTTCAATGCTGGAGTAGATTTTTTTGCCTTCGTCCGTGAGCTTCTTCATGCGGTCTGTCGGCTCAATCTCCGCATAGAGTGCGGTACGGCCAGACAATGGACCTTCGGTGATATCTTCCGCACTCAGTGCTGTCACATCACCCATAGCGCAAAGGTCGCTGTTGGGGAATGGTGATATCAGATGCTCCACGTTAACCCGTGCGCCATACACCGTGGGATCGTAATTTTTCGCTGCTGCTTTCAGGTGCTCGCCACTGATTTCGCGTCCGTCAATGGTTGAACCGGAAACGGCGACGCGAAATTTTTTGCGGGCTGGTTTGGTTGCGTTAGCCATGCTGCTAAACCCTGTCTGTGTTTGTGATGCAGCCATGATGACAAGGCACAGGTGCCTCCCTCAACGCGGTTTTGTTGTCGCTGAAAGGGCAGAACTTAAAGGGTGTGAGAGAGGGATCGCGCGCGGGGTAATCTTCCCGGCATGAAGCGGGAGGCGCGATGATTCAGGATACCTTTACACGGCTGCGGGCAAAACAACTTTACTGGCAGGGATACCCGCCAGCGGAAATCTCACGGCTGACGGGGATAAGCCAGAACACGATCTACTCATGGAAAAAACGCGATGAATGGGACGAAACGCCGCCCGTTGCGCGCGTCACACAGTCCATTGATGCCCGCCTTGTCCAGCTAACAAGTAAGCCCGATAAAACCGGAGGGGATTTTAAAGAGATTGACCTGCTCACGCGGCAACTGAAAAAGCTGAATGACGGTCAGCCTGCCGACGCGAACGGCGCAAAGAAGCCGCGCAGGCGTAAACTGAAAAATCACTTCACCGAAGAGCAGATTATCGCGCTGCGGGAAAAAATACTGTCGTCGCTGGCCTGGCATCAGCGCGGCTGGTATGAGCAACGCCATCACCGCAACCGCATGATCCTGAAGTCCCGCCAGGTCGGGGCGACCTGGTATTTTGCACGTGAAGCGCTGCTTGATGCGCTGCGGGATGATGTGGAATACCCGTATCAGCGCAACCAGATTTTTTTGTCGGCATCCCGGCGTCAGGCGTTCCAGTTCAGGACGGCCATTCAGCAGGTGGCGCAGGAAGTGGACGTTGAACTGAAAGGCGGCGACAAAATTATCCTGTCCAACGGGGCTGAGCTGCATTTTCTGGGGACGTCAGCGGCGACGGCGCAGTCCTATACGGGCAACCTGAAATTTGATGAATTTTTCTGGACCAGTAATTTTGTCAACCTCCGCAAGGTCGCCGGGGCAATGGCAACACTGGACGGACTGACCCGTACCTACTTTTCCACACCATCCACTGAAACGCACGAAGCTTACCCGTTCTGGACGGGCGACCGGTGGAATGAAAATCGCCAGAAGTCGAAACGCCGGGAGTTTGACGTGTCCTGGAAGGCGCTTAACAGCGGCGTTCTGTGCCCGGATGAAATCTGGCGGCAGATTGTCACCCTTCAGGACGCTGTCGATCACGGCTGGAAACACACAGATATTGAACAAATCAGGCGGGAAAACAGCGAAGACGAGTTCCGCAACCTGTACATGTGCGAATTTGTCCGCGACGGTGAGTCCGCTTTCAGCCTGAACGCGCTGACAGGTTGCGGGGTTGACGGCTACGACGACTGGCCGGACTGGAAACCCTTTGCACCACGCCCCATGGGGAACCGTCCTGTCTGGGTCGGCTATGACGCCAACGGCAGTACCGGTAACGGCGACAGCGGCGCGCTGTGCGTGGTGGTGCCGCCCGCTGTGCCCGGTGGCAGGTTCCGCACGGTTGAAACCCGACAGGTGCAGGGACTGGAGTTCGAAGAGCAGGCGCGGGTGATTGAGGATATCACCCTGAAATACAACGTTCAGCATATCGGCATTGACGTGACCGGCGGTAATGGTGATGCCGTGTATCAGATTGTGAAGAAGTTCTTTCCTGCGGCGGTTCCCTGGAACTTCACGATAGCGTCAAAGCGGGCGCTGGTCATGAAAATGCTTCAGGTCATCCGTGCCGGACGCTGGGAGTACGACCGCAGCGAGCAGGCACTGGTCACGGCGTTTAATGCCGTGCGCAAGTGAAAACCCTGCCGGATTTATCACCTACGACACCGACCGCTCGCGCGGTGTCAGTCATGGCGATCTGGCATGGGCGAATATGCTTGCTGTCATCAATGAACCGCTGGGCGATGAAGACGGTGCGGTCAAGAGTCTTGTAATGGAGTTCTGATGAGCAGAAGAAACCGGAAGAAAAGCTACAACAGGGGCGCCGGGATGGGTTTTGAACAGGCGCTTAAAGGCGATCCTGCATTGAACGCATTTACGTTTGACGGCCTTACCGCGTCAGCAGTTTTGACCTGCTGGATAACATGTACTGTGCCGATAACGGGCGATGGTACGAAACGCCGGTTGATTTCGGCGGACTGGCGCGGGCATCACGGCAGACGTCATGGCATCAGTCTGCGCTGTACTTCAAACGCAACGCGCTCAATGGCTGTTTTATTCCGCACCGCCTGCTGAGCCGTCAGGCGTTTTCAGCGCTGGCGCTGGACTGGTTTGTGTTTGGTAATGCCTACGTTGAACGGCGTCGTAACCGTCTCGGCGGCACGCTGGCGCTGCGCCACGCGCTGGCAAAATATACCCGTCGCGGTATCGATCTGGATACCTACTGGTACACCGAACCCGGCAGGGATGACTACGCCTTCCGGCGCGGGGAGGTCTGCCACATCATCAATCCCGATATCAATCAGGAGATCTACGGAATGCCTGAATATATCGGGGCGCTGCTGTCGGCCAGCCTCTCGCGTTCCGCGGATCAGTTTCGCAAATACTACTATGACAACGGCTCACGCGGGCTGCATTATCCACATCGGAACCGCCGCCGTTGACCGCGAGAGCATGGAAGCGCTGAAGAAAACGTTAACGGAATCGCGGGGCGGTGGGGCGTTTAAAAACCTGCTGATCCAGACCACTGGCGGGGGAAAAGACGGGGTGCAGATTTTGCCTTTCCAGCAAATCACCGCCAGGGATGAGTTCATGAATATCAAGGCGTCCTCGCGTGATGATGTGCTGGCCTCTCACCGCGTACCGCCGCAATTGCTGGGAGCCATGCCGGGCGAAAAGGGATCGTTTGGCGACATTGAGAAAGCGGCGCGTGTGTTTGCCATCAATGAGCTTAACCCGGCAATGGAAGCCCTAAACACATCAACGACTGGCTGGGCGAAGAGGTGGTGCGGTTTAACCCACGCACTGCTGGAACAGAACAACACCTGATATCTCCGGCAGGTCAAACGGAGCATGGCCTGCCGCGTTATATACCATCAAATTTTTTCACTGTCCCTGTCTGCTTTCTGCTTATTAACCTGCCGGATATCAGCACGTTAACGGCCACGCCTTCCCTGAATCTCCCTTTAAAAATAACGCCTCAGCGCCACGCAGACGGGCGCACGTCTGAGCGATCGAATCACGCCATCACATACCCGTTTGACGCGTACAAAGTCGCTCACGCTGCCATATCGCCATATTCCCGCCGGGTTGTCTTCCATCCCCGTTGCGGGGCTGTTTCCCGTCACCTGCGCGCGGCAAACGCTTCAGTTTTGTGCACGCACCGATCCGGCCTCAGACCGCGCCAGTACAGGCCGGAAAAGGCAAAAATCGGTCAAAAAATTGTTCAAAATTGTGCAGTATTGTGCAGTATTGTGCAGCATTAATGTAGTTGTTTTCTGCATAAAAATCGGGTGGTAAATTTGAGTCTGGATGGGTAACTATTTTGGGACAGAGGAATGAAGAATTATTCATACCCATATTTGTTATGTATGACCACAGTGGGACTTGGCATTATTTTTCTTCTTCACTGGTGGCGTGTTGATATCTACAGAGTCACTTTTCTCTATCAGCGAATTTCTGACTACTACGTTCTTGGTAGCATGGGCGTTGCGTTTTTCCTCTCCCTGTATCTGGTAAGCAAGGGGATTGTGAAACAAAGTGGCTGGAACAATCTGTCGGCTTATCTGAAGGTTTATTTCGGGTCGTGCGTTTTTACAGGATTTTTGCTGATTATACCCATCATGACGCTTGCTTATTTTTTGCCGGGTGTGCCGTCATCTTATGTGACTTCGTATAAGTATGCTTCCGGTAGTTCCAAAGCTGTTCCGGGGCTGACGTTGACGATCCTGAACTGAAAACTAATATCAGAATTTGCTACCCCGCTGGTAATTATAGATATGACAATATAATTTACGTTGAGAAACGGAGTAATGTTTTAGGTGCCGTTGTGACATTTGCTATGACTTCCCGTCAGGGTTCTGATTAATTTTCAGTAGGTAAGTTATTACTACAGGCATCAATAATGTTACAGGAATATTCTATTCAGCAACGGCGCGTAAGCGGCTCCATGACCGGCCTCAGTCATTCCGCTTCCTCGCCCTGACAGACTCACCGCTGCGCGGTTCGCTAATCAGGGCTTGCGGCGAGCAGCATTATTATGAGTTTATAAATTTATTCTTAATGAGGTATTATTTTGTATTTTTTTATTTAATTATTATAGTTTATTTTGTTCTGTGATTTTTATTGCAATTTTTCAATTTGTTTTAATTTGTGATGCATTTTGGTGTTAATTATCTAATTGAAACATGAAATGATTTGTTTTTTATTATGAATGGATTGAAAGTGATACTTCTTTAAATACGGAGGAATTGTAATGAAAAGAATATTCACTATATCGTTTCTATCTGTGACGCTATTGTCATTAAGTGCTGCAACATATGCAGATGTGACGTCTGCAATATATACAGGTGGCGGTGCAAAAAAATCCTTTGTACTGGTTGGTAATGGTGGCAATGGCGGTAACGGAGGACATGGCGGCGCTTTTGGTGGACATGGCGGAAATGGTGGGAATGGGGGGCATGGTGGTAATGACGGCAATGGAGCCGGTAACAGCAGCCATAACGGGAATGGTAATGGGAGTCATAATGGTAATGGCTCAAATAAGGGAAAATAGCGGTAATGGCACAGGTAATGGCAACGGAAATGGAAACGGAAATGGTAATGCATCCGGAAACCATAACGGCGGAAAAGGACATGGGGCAGATTATGAGATCAGTTGTTATTTTATTGTCGTTATGTTCATTTTTATCGGGACAACCTTTGCGGCACAGACTCAAAACAATATTCATGAGAATAAAAGCTCTCACCATAATATAGCCGTTGATGGAAAAATGGTGCAGATGGAAATGGTCATCATGGTGGTAAGGGAAGGAAAGGCGGTAAGGCCGGAGGGACGGCAAGTAATGGAGGCAATGGCGGTGACGGAGGTAACGGTGGTGATAGTGGCGTATTAGGTCATGGTGGTGCCGGTGGTGCCGGTGGTGATGCGGTCCGGCGGAAATGGTGGACAGGGTGGAAAAGGCGGAAACGGTGGGTTATGGAATTGAATTGTCGCATGAATATTATAAAAAGTGGGCTGTTGTTACCATTTGTAGCTATGGCTTTTTGACACCTCATGCTTATGCCACAACGGGGATGCCCCGCAGGTCATAATGGTGGTTTCGGACATGATGGTTCACCGGTGCTGACGGTGGTCGAGGTCAGAACGGAGGCCGGGCGGGGATGGAGGTGGAAATGGTGGAAGAGGGGACACGGAGGTAAAGGGCGAATGGTGGTGATGGCGGTAACGGGGGAATTGGTGGTAATGGTGGAAACGGTGGACATGGAGGAATGAACGGAAACGGTGGCAATGGAGGGCATGGCGGCCTTGGAGGCAATGGAGGACAGGTGGAGATGGCGGGAACGCTTCTTCAGGACATAACGGAGGTAATGGTGGTAAAGGTGGAAACGGCAGCGGTACTGGTCATGGTGGGCGAGGAGGCAATGGAGGACATGGATAATCCCGTAGCCACTGCCTGGATGGAACTGATAAAAATAGAGCCCTGGCTGTATTCAGGGCTTACCGGGCAGCAACCCTCTACTTTGCAATCATCATAGTGCGCGAATCAGTGTTTAGAAATAAAAAACCGCCTAATCTATTCCAGGGTAAATAATCTCGAGTAAGGACACATCTGATATGAAAATTATTGAAAGCGGCATTCGTGACGTAAAACAAGGTGAAAATGTAAAAATAGTCATGCCGGTAAACATTTATGAATGTGAGCTAAGGGATGATGTTTTTGTAGGACCATTTGTAGAGATACAAAAGGGATGCGTTATAGGCGAAAGAACTCGAGTGCAGTCCCACACTTTCATCTGCGAGAACGTTACCTTAGGTAATGACTGCTTTATAGGTCATGGCGTAACCTTTGCTAATGATCTTTTCAAGAGTGGCGGTCCTGATGCTTCTGCAGAAAGCTGGATACATATTGTATTAGGCAACGCAGTAACAGTGGGTAGTGGAGCAACAATTTTAACAACGGAAATTTGCAGTGGTGCGGTGATTGGTGCAGGCAGCGTGGTTACAAAGCCTGTGCTGGTAAAAGGAGTGTATGCAGGCAATCCAGCCAGGCTTTTGAGAGCGCTTTAAGCATTACCTTGACCCTGTACACGGTTCTGTGTAAATGCCTTTTCTCAGAAGTGGCCGTCCAGGCAGTCACCGGAGCCTCTTTACCATTCTGTGTAAAAATGGCACTCGATCTCCTTATGAAAGATGGTGCGTAAGCGGCTCCATGACCGGCCTCAGTCATTCCGCTTCCTCGCCCTGACAGACTCACCGCTGCGCGGTTCGCTAATCAGGGCTTGCGGCGAGCGGTACTGGCTCTCTTATTTTTTCAGATACCGTGCGGCTATTTCCGCTTTATGCGTCAGTATCTGGCGCTTTCTTTCCCATTTAGCCCGCTCTTTTTCTGCTTCCTGCTCTTTGTACCGGCACAATATCGACGATAGCTTCGTACAGCGGCAACCGTAACGCTGTTTCACCTGTTCCGGCGTCATGTTGAAGGTCACTTTCAGGCGGTAGCGGTGGGGGTTACTGGCCACGGGTTCCGCCCGGGCAATGACACAATCCCCAAGATCGATAATCCCCCTCCTGTTGGGTAACAGGTGCCTGATGATGAGTGTGTCGCCGGGTTCTGGCTGAGACGGAAGATCCGCTTCAGTTATCGGGAAGCTTGCGGGGCTGGTTTTCAGTTTTTCCCAGCGTTCCGGCGTCATGTCGAGTATAAAACTACGCATTTTTCCCCCTTGTGACTTTCTGCCAGCGGGATAACAGGTTGTGAAGGGTGCGCCTGGCGCCGGATGTTTCAGATATCCGGCGCTCCTGTTTCCTGCTGTCAGTACGTTGTTCCGAATCACGAACGGCTTCGGCTTTCTTCTGCTGGTAGATGGCGTCGGCGCTGGCGTAGCTGGCCGCACGCTGCAACGCCTCTTCGTGTAGTTTTTCCCGCCAGTGTTCCGCCTGCTCTTCCGGCGTCAGATCAATATATTTGTGGCATGCGGCTTTGACTTCCGGCCCCCACCAGGTAGCGGAAGTATCGTTAACGGCGGTTTTCATACTGTTGACGGTGGCGGTGAAGGCTTCATCTGCGCTTAACCGGGGTTCACGTTTCAGGCGGTCGGTGATTTCCTGCTTTTGCTGGCGGGAATATTGCCGTAAATCGTCAATATTTCGCGGAAGTTCTGTCGGCTTAGTGTCGCTTTTTTCGCCGGGTTTCGGGGGCTGCGTACAGTTATTGACAGAACTCCAAGGGGCCGCTTCGCGGCCTGTTAAAGGCAAAACCCCGCCCGGTGTCGGCCTCAGTTTCGGCACGATGTTGTAGCTTGCGGTGCGGGTATAGACGATGGCTTCCTCGTCCGCGAACGGACTGTAAACCCCCTCTATTTTTGATACCGTGTCGCCATAATCATTGCCGTTTTCGGTGTGGCTGTAGTACAGGCGAACGGTGAGATCATCGCGGGCAACGAACGGCCCGCCCTGATACATGGTGTAATGTTGCCAGTCAGGCGCATCCGCCGCGGCGCGAACGGCTTCGATCTCCGGGTGTAAGACCAGTTCACGATCGCCCAGGCGGCGTAACTCACGCCAGATGGTGACGGGGGCGCCGCCGATTTGCTGAAACTGGCGAATATTCCAGCGGGAGGCCCACGCCTTAACGCGTCTGGCTTCTTCCTTTAGTGGTCGCCCGGTCTCTTTGTCCACTTCACCATCAAGGCCGTGACCATCGATATTTTTCGAGATGTATTTGACGATGTAGCCTACGGCGCGGCCCCGGCTTTTATCTTCCTGTTTAGCCTCAAAACGGCTGTCCTGTGCCCCCGGTTCGTCGCCGTCTTCCTGTAGTGCATATTCGCGAAACACTGTTGTTGCTTTTTCCAGGTCTTCGGGTCTGAACCACAGCACCATGTGCCAGTGTGGCGTGCCGTCATGGTGGGGTTCCGCGGTACGAAAGCCGAACGTGCGAATGCCGCGGCGTTGCCAGGCAGCGCGGACGCGTGACCAGACATTGCAAAGGTACTTTTGCGTCTTTCTGGGGCTGGCCCCGTTGTATTTGTCGTTGCGTTTTCCGTCCTTGATACGGGTTGAATGGTATGAAGACGGAGCTGTCAGGGTGTAGAACATCCCGATAAGGCCCATTTCGTCGGCGATATCCTGAAAACCGGCTGCGCGGGTGGTCAGTTCCATACGGGCGATTTTGGGGTTAGACGTGCTCGCCAGCACCTTATCGATCAGCGACGACCGTTCACCGGTGTCCCTGTCTTCCAGATCCATCTTGTGCAGCCAGGCCATATTCGCCTTTTGCTGCGCCAGCCATTCTTTCAGGCAGGGTTCTGAACATTTCGGGGAAGCCTGCTTACTGACATAACCCGCCGCTATCATCAGGTGTTCACGCCAGCGGTCGTGAATACGCTTCAGCTTACCCAGCCACCATTTTTCCGCCTGGAGACGACCAACGGCCCGTAACGCTTCTTCGGCATCGAGTTCTTCCTTGCTGTATTTCTCCCAGCCTGGGATCGCAATATTCAGCGCGGTTGCCTTACTGGCGATATAGCCGTAAGCATCGAGCACGGAAAAATCAAGATCGGCGGTCTGTTCATACTGGCAGTCAAACTGGCGTTCAAACTCCGTTTTCATGAGTCTGGAAAGCGTGTACGCCATGCGTCTGAGCTTCTTTTTGTCGGCCCACGGCAGTAAATGGAAGTCATCCCGCATCGGTAACAACATAGCGGGGAGTGTGGGCTGCGGGTGATACTGCACGTTGACCATCTCAACGCGGCGCAGTATGTGACGCTCAAAGGTGTTGAACAGCCACTTCACGGCGTTTTCGGGGTTGCTTTCGTCAAGCTGAGACAGCTTTAAGGTAAAACGGCGACGAATGATCCCCGGTAGTTGTTGCAGTCGGCGACGCAGGTATTTTTCGCGTTTCTCGCGTTCCCTTTCGGCAGCTTTTTCCTGTTCAATAAGGCCGCGATTTTCCAGGGTTGTGTTGCACAACTCCTGAAGTTCTTCATACGTGAGCGTGTGGCGCTCTCCGTCCGGTGTCAGATATTCAAAACACAATGACGGGTCGCCCTGATCGTCACTGATGGTAGTGACGGGTTCCGGGGTGAGATTATTCGCCGCTGCGGCGTTGTAGTCCGGGTTGTTCCACGAATACGGGTAGGCCGTCGTGTCCGGGGCTTTACCGGAAAACGGCGGCGGGGGTGTTGGTGCGTGGCGTCCCCTGACTGCGGTCATAGCCAGACCTCCCGATTAACAGGATGCACAAACGCCCCTGGCGAACAGGGGCGCATGAGGGGGGCGTTACGCGGTGCGCGTTGGCTTGTTAAGCAGTCGCTGAATGTCGCCGATATCGTCGGCGATGTAGTCCATGACGGCAGGCAACCATAACGGCAGGCGGTTGCAAGGCATGTTAAGTAATTCGGCGCAAAGGAAGTGTGCCAGCGTATGAGAACGGTCGAGCTTGCGGGCGATTTCTGTTTGTGTGTGGATGCGCTGAACGTCGGCGCGGGTGTGGCGCTGGCGTGGTTTACGGTTTGCCATGATGGATAACCTTTGTTGATAAGTTGTGATAACTCACCATCCAAAGGTTCCAAGCTTTGGGTGGCGAGACGTACAGGGTTGGAACAACCGGTCAACAAAGAACCCGGCGCGCCCGAAAGCGCCCCCATACGCCCCGCCATAATGCGAAAAAGCTGTGGCGATGCGTCGCACGTAAAAAAACCGCTCGCGCGGTTGTGCGCTTTGTTGATCTGCGGGGTTCCAATCCCGGCCCCCGTTTTATGAGGGGCAGGGGAAATGTAACCCATGAGCGCGGATTGCGGCAAGCGGTTTTTGTACGTGAGAAGCGGGGCCACTTTCATTCCGTGGCCTCCATGTATGCCTTTATGAACGCTTCCGCGACCGGCGCGACGATGGCGTTTCCGTAGGCGCGCACCTGGCCCACGTGTCCGGCAAGCCCATTAACCAGCGGCTTAAGTCCGGGTTCAACTGCCCTCCACTTTCCATCCCGGCAGAACAGCCAGTCAGCACCTCGCCAGAAGCCGTTAACCGGACTGGTGCCGCTGTCGCTGCTAAATCCTGCAATCGCTTCTGAATTTTTGTTCCATTGTCGTGATATGTCTTCATAGCCTCTTGCGGGCAGGGTGAGCGGTCGTTGCTCGTTGTCGGCGTAGGCCAGCCTGCTATCTGTGCTGCCACATCCAGACGATCCGTTGACAACTTCCCGTTGCGAATCCTGCCACCCTGATAACCGCCTTTCCCTGCTGTCGTTGTCGGTGTGGGCCAGCCTGCCATTTTCGACAATTGCGCCAGACTGGAACCTGACATACCCGGAGTAATCCCGGTTCCGCCCCGCGTCCCGTCGCTCGCTGCTGGCGTAGTCCACCCCGATAAGGCTGCAGCCGTTTGCAAATTCAATCCTCCCTCTCTCCCCGCATTCGACGGGTGTTTCCAGGCATTGGCTGTCGGCGTCGGCCACCCAGAACAGGCGTTGTCTGATGTGCGGCGCACCGATGCCCGCAGCGCAAAGATCGACAACAGCGACGGCGTATTCCGCTTCTTCCAGGTTAAGTTGTACAGCGTCGAACCATGCGAGGCCGTCCTTGCTTGCAACCTGTTCACCAAAGATAACGTGAGGGCGGCACTGCGATACAAGGTCAAACCATGTGGGCCACAGGTGGCGGGGGTCATTGAATCCCCGGCGTTTTCCTGACTGGCTGAATGGCTGGCAGGGGCAGGAACCTGTCCAGACGGGGCGACTGTCAGGCCATCCGGCGCACCGCAGGGCGTAAGACCAGACGCCGATCCCGGCGAAGAAATGGCACTGCGTGAATCCTTTAAGGTCATTGGCGGTAACTTCCTCAATTGAGCGCGTGTCAACGACGCCGGGAGCAATGCAACCAGCGTCGATAAGGTTTCGCAGCCAGGCGGCGGCAAAGGGATCGATTTCGTTGTAGTAGGCGGTGGCGGTCATCGCGGGAGATACTCCCTTGCGATGGCGTCAGCGGCGGTAAATCGTTTGTGATAGATCGATCTTGCTGTTGATTCAGGCATTTCGAATTTTTCGGCGATTTTCGAAAATGTCATACCGTCATCACGTAAAGCGCGAATGAGTCCAACGTCGCTGTCGGAATACTTTGTTGAAGGGTTTAAGTCACCGTATTTACAGTAAGTAACACCCAGCCTTTTAGCGCGGTTAGCGATATCCACACGGCTTTTTCTTCCCAGATGAGCCGCCACCTCTGCCAGCGTCATGCTGTGGCGGTGAGTCCGAATAAACGCATCCTGTTCCGGTGTGAACTGGTTACGTTTATGACCCAGGCGTCCTTCACGCCGAAGACGGATCGCCCTGAACTGGACGGCGGCTTTAGTGCGTCCCAGTTGTGTGGCTATTTCGCGAAAAGTATGATCCGGATACAGGCTTATCAGTGACTCTTCTTCTTCCAGTGTCCAGTCTTCGTAATATTTCAGCATGATGCGGCCTCCATTGCGGCGGCGAATGCCTTTCCCTCCTGGCGTGGTGCGTTTGCATACCTCTCCCGGCCATCCAGCACGCCGATCACTTCTGGGGTGTTTTTACGGCCTTTGGCGTTGGCGCTAATGGATCGTCTAACTTCCAGTTCGTGGAACTTAAACGGCGCGTAGATTTCGCGTGTCAGGGGAGTGTCGCTGTTGGAAATAACAACTTTTGCGAAAGGTGGCTGGTTATTTGTCAGGTACTTAACCAGATGTTCATGATCGCGAAGGGTAAAACGCTCACCGCTGTATTGAGTGAAATCGGCTGTTTTACTTTCCGGGATATAGGGTGGATCGCAGTAAATAACGGCGTTATCCAGTTCAGGCACGAGATAAGGATTAAGGGCCAGCCTGAAATCACAACAGATGAATTTGGTTTTTGTCTGGCGGGCTTTTAAAGCAAAGCGGCGCATTTCCTTTTCAGGGAAATATGGGGCTTTTTCGCGCTTGCCAAACGGTACATTGAACTCACCTTTACTATTGGTGCGGAACAGTCCGTTGAAGGAGTGGCGGTTGAGATACAGGAACAACGCCGCCCAATAAACCCGGTCACTGACAAGCCGGGGGTAGTCTTTGATGGTGTTATAGAATTTACGACGGCTGTAATAATCCTCTTTGTCATCGCCTACTGAGAAAAGAGCGCCAGCCCACCAAATCACCTCCCCGGTGTGCCAGGTCAGGGTGTGGAAAAAATTAATCAGCGCCGGGTTGCTGTCGCACAACACGTAGCGTCTGTAGTTCGTGTTCAGAAATACCGTGCCACTGCCAACGAACGGCTCTATCAGGCACTCACCTTCAAGGGGTAAGTGCTTAAACAGTTCTGGCAGGGCGTTATACTTACCGCCCGCCCATTTGAGCGGGGAACGGATGAAGGTGGGCTTTTTCATGAGCGGCCCCCTTGCTGTTTTTTCGGGGTGTAGGTGTTGGGTTCCAGAATGATTTCACGGCAGATATTGCGGGCGGATACCTGCGATCCGTCATTGAAAAAGATGAAGCGCTTTTCGTCCTGGCTCTTTATATCGTCCAGTCGCGAGTGGTTTAAGTTGATATTCTGCTCACGCGTGCGATAGCGCTTGCCGTCGATATCGTTGATATAGGAAATCCAGATAGCACCGAGTTTCATGCTTCACCTCCCCACTGCGGCAACATCTGCACGTTGGTGAAGATGTACAGCCAGTACGTTTCTTTGTCGGGGGTTGCGGTGTGGTAAACGTCCCGCATGAATGCATGGAGTTCGGCGAGCGGGTCACGGTCAGGGTTAAAGCCGTCATGGATGGCGTCAATGTTTTCTATTTTGTCGCCCTTGATAACGGAAATGCCTGCAATAGTAGCCGTGGCGAACGGCACTATTTCGCCGCCTTCAGCTTCCGTGACCAGTTCGATTTCGGCACCGGGCTTGTAGGGCTGTCTTTCCAGAAGTCCGGTAAGGTCGGTTGAATAGTTAACGGTTGTCCCTGATGGGAGAGATATATTTATGCCGTCAACAGAACTCACATACGCGTTGTATTTCAGTTTTTCTTCGTGGAAATAAGCAGCCGGATAGTCGTCTGTCTCTTCGTAGTGGCGGCATTTAAAATCCATCATGCGCAGTGAAGTAATCTTCTGACCGCTGGCGAATGCCTCAATAAAGCGGGGTTTGAATTTCATCTGTAGCATCGTCTAATCCTCTTCACGTATTCGTTATGGTTCAGCAGTTCCCATGTCCGGCCTTCGTCCAGACTTAACAGCCGGTAGCGGTACATGACGTTGATTACGCGGGCTGTCGGTACTCGTTCCAGCCGACGCACACGCGACCAGTCATCATTCAGCAGGCGGCTGTATGCCGCTCTTGCTGCCCGTTCTGGTTTTCCCCGCGGCTTCTTCCTGTTCTGGCGGTAGCGATCGGGGATGATTAGCTTCATTTGTTGGGTGCTAATTCCAGGTTCTTGGCCTTTACCCAGCGGTTATCCTCAAATTCGGAGTCGAAGCGGACGTAATACCGACGCTCGGTGTATGAACTGATAGAGCTACCGACTACTGTTCCGCGTTGGTCAGGGTTCGCTTTCAGGCATACGCGAGTACCTGTTACGAAAGGCGTGTAACAGGCTGTGGTATCCGGGCCGCTTGCCAGGTCAACGGCAACAGCGGGGTTAGCCGCTTTCTGAAAGGCGATGAGCTGGGCGCGGAGTTCGGCGTTTTCTTTAACGAGCTGTTCGATGGCGTTAGCGGCGATGGTGTGAGGCTCAGACATTATCGCGACAAAAAAATCATCGTCGCCAGCCATTGCTTTGGCGTGCATACGCAAAAATGCCGCCCCGGCTAATGCTTTTTGGGAAAGGGTTTTATTTGAGTTAATCATTATGATTTCCTTTATTTGGGGTGTACGAATCCCGCCGCGTGAGCGGTGTTTAAATGAACCAGGTCAATTAATCAGTTATTCAGTCAGGTCGTGTAATTCCCTTAATTGTCGGGCTACTGTTTTTAAACTCCTTGCCGTCTCCATTAATTCTGCGGAGACAACCAGATATTCATAATTTGCAAGCCTCATATTGGCAATTTGCAGTGTCTCCGCTGCTTTTGTGATGATTCCGGCTGCTACAATTCTTTGCCTTGCGGTGGAGTCCATTTTGTTTTCCTCTTTTCGGTTAAATTCATTTGTTTTTTAAGCTGCGAATACTTTCTTCTTTGTCTCCATGTGTCAAAAAACATCAATATCCACACGGCCATAAACATAATTAATGCGGCCAGTGATATAACGGCTATTGATTCTGGAATGGTGAATGAATAACTGATATTCATTGTTATCACTCCGTAATTCTGGCGGGGTCGGGGACGACGCCGTCAGTTAATTGTTTTGTCATCCAGTTAAGTTCTTTAAGGTCTTTGCTCGCATCTGTATCTTTTGAGTAAAACAAGGTATTGCGGACACTAAATATTCCGCACTTCATAACTTCAAAGTGTGTTTTCCTGGCTCTGGGGTTAACTTCATTATCGAAGTGATACCCCTGCAAGAACTCGTTTACCTGTTCTGCTGTATGTTTCCTCATAACATCATCCTCGCGGTGTGAAAAGTGCCGGGATAACCCGCCCGGTCGGGGCGTGGTTTCTGCTGTAGTGTTTATATCTCTCTCATTTCGCAATCTTTAAGGGCGATGCAGTCTTTACGATTAGGGATTTCAGTAAGAATTACGTACATTAATGCACGAAATTTGGGGTTGTACGCAATAGCCGGAAACGGGCACAACTTTTTTACATCGGCTATGGGCATGTACATTTCAACATCAGCAAATAACGTGCCGTCTTTCAGTGTCAGACGTTCTATTTTCCCCTGATTTTTAATATCGCGAGTCACCATTGGATTGCCAATAAACTCGCCTATATTTGGCTGATAATAATCAGCGTTAAACGTCTTTACGCAACTCTCAAGCATTGACTGCGTGATTTCGCGACCGTCAATAATCTTTCCCGCTCTGGCGATGGGGACGTTTTTAATTAATGTGTTCATGTTTGACCTCGTTTATTTGAGTAACCAAAACACCGGTAAGTAAGCGATCGCCGCTAAAAGTATTGGGTGTAACCCTTTTGCTAATGCCGTTTCATATTCCCGGCGTATGTCGCCGAATTTCACGCGCTTATTGCTGTGTTTTTTCCAGATATATATTGCAAGCACGCCGGAATAAAATATGAACATCGTCAGCAATGGACTCATGATATAGTTAGTTAGCGTGTGCATTAATCGGCCTCGTTAAAAAAGTTAACTGGCATTCACACGATTAAAGCCAGCACTATCATGCATACGATTAAGACAACTCCAAAAATTGCGGCAATGATGGTTGTCGTTTAATTTGGATTTGCGTTAATTGCAGCCCCAAAAGTCCATCCCAGAAAAAAGATCATGAATGCGATGCATACAAGAACTGCCGGGTTGATTTCATGGCTCATGGTTAAGCTGCCTGTTGTTCATCAGTTTTCTTTTTCCGTCTGCCGCTTGTCGGCTTGAACAGAAATAAGCGGTTTCGCCAGTCGTGCCATTCAGGTGGTGCGCTTTCGACTAGTTGCCTACAGGCCTCGTCCCACTCCTCGCGATCAAAATAAAGTTCGGCATTTCCGCCAGGGTTTAACGGGTCTGCCATGTAGATGGCGGGCGCTTTAGCGGCTTTCGCCATCGCAACGACGGCATCAACGGTCTTACCGATGTACAGCGCAAAACCTTCTTTCGAGATAAGTTTCGCGGGGTTCTTTGCCAAGCGAATTTCTTCGCGTTCTGGCGATTTACGGGTCTTCTTAACGGACTGCTCCGCTGTAGCTGTTTCGCCAGCGACGGCTTCTGTGTTTTGAGCGTTTTCCTGCATCTGATATCCTCCTCATAGGTTCCTTTCTAACCGGAACCACTTAGGACTAGTTAGAACAGCTATTAATCTTTCTGTATGGCAAAATTATTGGAGATTAGCAAAAATATGTCAATACCCCAAAATGAAAAATTGAAGCTAATTAGGGAGTCTGAAAGGCTTAAATTAAAAGAAATGTCCGATTTGATAGGAGTTAACTATTATACGTATCATGGCTATGAAAGTGGTAAGTCCAAGATGCCACTAGATTTTGGGATTCTATTTTTACGTCATTCTCGTTTCCGTAAGTACCGGGATTGGTTCTTGTTTGATGAGACGGAGCCTAAAGCTGGTCAGGTTGTTCCGGCTCTCGCACACATTGGGCAAGAAGAAATGGAATCATCCCGCTACGGGAGCAAGACTGGGAAGTAATTCACCGGGCGTATATTTCTCAAAATTGTGATCAAGACGATGTTTTCATCGGGGAGCAATCTTATGTCGATTAAGAAGCTCGCTGATGGTCAATTTGCTGTGGATGTTCGACCGGCTGGAACGGATGGAAAGCGTTTCAGACGTAAGTTTAAAACGAAAAGTGAAGCGGTGCTTTATGAGCGTCACGTGTTGCAGTACCACCATGATAAAGACTGGATTGACAAACCAGTGGAAAGGCGACCACTGTCAGACCTGCTCGATCTCTGGTGGGCGTATCACGGTAAAAATCATCCCTATGGTGAGGTGGAACGGGTACGGATAAGAGCGGTGATTAATGATCTGAAATCCATCAATATCACCCGAAGCGATCAGTTAACCCGTAAGGGTATTATTAATTACCGGTTGTTGATGTTGAATAAGGGGATTAAGCAATCTACGGTTAACCGTTATTGTGCGATGATGAGTGGATTCTTTACTAAACTGATTAACGTAGAAGAGTATGGTGGTAAAAACCCGTTCCACGAGGTTAAGCGCCTGAAAGCTGAACAGACTGAAATGTCCTATCTGTCTCATGATGAAATCACCCGTTTACTGGAACTGCTTTCCGGTGATGATCTCAAAGCGGTAATGGTTTGTCTGGCGACAGGTGGCCGCTGGAGTGAAGTAACCGGCCTGAAAGGTGAACATGTGATCGGGGGAAAGGTTGTTTTTATGAAGACCAAGAACGGTAAACGCCGGGCTGTTCCCATTGATGCAGAACTGGAAAAAGCAATCAAAGTGCGCACCACGGGGCTACTGATGAAACCCAGCTATACCACGGTCAGATCTGCGCTTAAAGAGGTTAAGCCTGATCTCCACGGCCAGGCTGTTCACGTTCTCCGACATACTTTCGCCACGCATTTTATGATTAACGGGGGCAATATCATCACGCTGCAACGGATTCTGGGGCATGCTACTATCCAGCAGACGATGACGTATGCGCACTTTGCGCCGGACTATTTACAGGATGCTATAAGGTTCAATCCGGTGGCGGGAGTGTCCATAAATTGTCCACAAACGGGAACGAAATAGCACTATTTAGAACTAATGTGATTTTGTAAGTCATTGAAATAAAGGGAGGATTCCCGCTGCGGCTGGAATCCTTATGCCACGACTGCGTGGCATTCTCATTTTCAGGAGGAATCATGTCTCAGGTTCAAAGTGGCATTTTGCCGGAACATTGCCGTGCGGCAATTTGGATTGAAGCCAATGTGAAAGGCGACCTGGACGCCCTGCGCGCGGCCAGCAGAACATTTGCCGATAAACTGGCAACCTTCGAAGTCAAATTTCCGGACGCCCATCTTGGGGCCGTTGTGGCGTTTGGCAACAATACCTGGCGTGCCCTGAGCGGCGGCGTCGGGGCGGAAGAACTGAAAGATTTTATTCCTTATGGTAAAGGGCTGGCGCCGGCCACGCAGTATGACGTGCTGATCCATATCCTTTCCCTGCGCCACGATGTGAATTTTTCTGTTGCTCAGGCGGCGATGGAAGCCTTCGGCGACTGTATCGACGTGAAAGAAGAAGTTCACGGCTTCCGTTGGGTGGAAGAACGCGATCTGAGCGGCTTTGTCGACGGGACAGAGAACCCGGCGGGCGAAGAGACGCGTCGTGAAGTGGCGGTGATCAAAGATGGCGTGGATGCCGGCGGCAGTTATGTGTTCGTGCAGCGTTGGGAACACAATCTCAAGCAACTTAACCGGATGAGTATTCACGATCAGGAGATGATGATTGGGCGTACCAAAGAAGCCAATGAAGAGATTGACGGCGATGCGCGTCCGGCAACGTCTCACCTGAGCCGCGTCGATCTCAAAGAAGATGGCAAAGGGCTGAAGATTGTGCGCCAGAGCCTGCCATACGGCACCGCCAGCGGTACTCATGGTCTCTATTTCTGCGCTTACTGCGCACGTCTGCACAATATCGAACAGCAGCTTCTGAGTATGTTCGGCGATACCGACGGTAAACGCGACGCGATGCTGCGCTTCACCAAGCCGGTGACTGGCGGCTACTATTTTGCGCCGTCGCTGGATCGCCTGTTAGCGCTATAA